CCGCAATATTATGGAAGTTGCAAGTAAGATTTATGATGAAGGATTTAAGAATATTGTAATGGTAGTTGGTTCTGATAGAATTAGAGAATTTGAAACCCGGTTAAACGCAGTAAATGGCAAAAAAGGCCGGCATGGTTTCTTCAACTTTCAAAAGATTTCAGTTATAAGTGCAGGTGATAGAGATCCAGATGCTGAAGGCACACAGGGTATGTCTGCATCAAAGATGCGTAATGCTGTTGCAAATAAAGATTTTACTACATTTTCTCAAGGTCTACCTAAAAGCGTTTCTAATCAAGATGCAAAAACTATTTACAACACAGTCCGTAAAGGTATGGGTCTAAAGGAACAAACAGAATTTAAGAATCATATTCAATTAAATCCTGTTTCTGATATTAGAGAATCATATATTAATGGTAATTTATTTACTGCAGGTGATACAGTTGTTATAAAAGAAACATCTGAAATTGGAAAAATTATTCAGTGTGGTAGTAACTATGTTATTGTTGAAACTAAAAACGGTCAATATCGGAAATGGTTAGATAGTGTAGAATTGATTGAAAAAGAAGGCAATCAAAAAGTTGCTCAAGATAAAGATGTTTCAACTGTAGCTGGTACTCAACCAAAGCCATATTATAAAGGGCTAAATAAGAAGACAAAGAAGAGTAGAGCTTCACATTTCAAATCATATGCTAATAAATCTGATGCAGAAAAGAAAGCAGCTCCATACAAAAAAGCACCAGGAGATGCAACAGCAAAAACTAAGCCAAGTAAATGGACTAAAAAGTTTAAAGATATGTATGGCGAAGATGTTGATATGGCTAAAAAGAAGATCGATCGCGAAAAGAAAATTGATAAAATTAAACACGATCGTATGCTAGATAGAGCAAGAATTAAAGATACACTTAAAAAAAATAAGGAAACAAAATGATTGGTTTTAACGAATACGCTAAACTATATGAGGCCAGTGGGTTAGCCGATAAAGCTAAAAAATCTGGCGTTTCTGTAGGTACTTTGCAAAAAGTTTATAATCGTGGTGTTGCAGCTTGGAAATCAGGCCATCGCCCAGGTACTACTCCACAACAATGGGGTCATGCTCGAGTTAACGCATTTATTGTTAAAAAGAAAAAGGGTGGTCTCAACCACGATAAGGATCTAGCGTAATGAAAACATTCGATGAAATTAGAGGAAACAGTCTTACTGAGGCCACAGCAGGCGATCATGAAGATGCAGCGCATGCACATAGAACTGCTTCAAAACAACCTAAAATGGATTTAAGAGCAGTAAAAGCTCATCAAAAAGCAGCTGAACATCATGATACTGCCGCTAAACACCTTAAAACCGGTAATGCATATGCTGCTCAAAATGCACATATCAATGCTAAAAATGAAGCCGATAAAGCTAAAGATCATGGTAATGTTCACTCTAAGAGAGCACATGCTGATACACGTGCTATTGGCGAAGGTTATGCTTCTGCTGCACAACGTAAAGCGATATGGGCAAATAAAGCAGATGGTGGCAAAGGCCATCCAGATAATAAAAAAGAAGCTAAGTCTGCAGATGTAAAGCCTGAAAAATATACAGATGCTAATGGCAAAACAAAAGTTCGTATGGTACCTGTTCAAAGAGAAGATTATACACCAGCACAAAAAGCTGCAAGAGAAAAAGGTAGAATTGGACCTAAAGGCGAAGTTGGAAAAAGAGAGTATGGTTCTGATAAATCAAAAAGAGGTTTTCATAAATCTCAACGCGGTGTAAGCGGCAAAGGTGATAATCGCAATACGATGAGTATTTTCGATAGGCAACCTAAGACAGCATTACAGGGCAATAAACCTAAAGGTAAATTGCCAGAAGATACTTCTGCTGCAGTAAAAGCATTCCTTGCAAAAGGCGGCAAAATTAAAAAGCTTGCACCAGGAAAAGCTCAGGGTTATCATGGTAAAGATGATCCAGGTTCTGATGTGCATGGTTTGATTAGTAAGCCTGATACTAAAAACATGGGTACTCGTAAGAAAGTCAAGTCAATGGAGGCTACTCAGGTTGATGAGATCTCTAAAGATACTAAAAAGAGTTACATTAAAAAAGCTGCAGATGATATGAGCAAACAGGCAGATAGAATGGCTAGAGCTCAGCGCGGTGATGGTAAGATGGATAAGGCAGTTAATAAGTTTGTCAATCGTCGTAAAGGCATTGCACGCGCTGTAGAATCTGTCGATGAAGCCAAGCGTACAGTTACTATTAATAAACCTGATCGTCTAGCTTCTCTAAGAATATCAAAGGATACTTCTCCTCCATTTGATAACGCAAAGAAAATATCTACAGCTCCAACTAAAGATCAGTTTGGTAATGTGATTAAGAATAGAGCTAAAAGTCTAGCAAAAGCTGCGGCTAAAAAGGCTGGTGGTGATATGGGTGATAAGCAGAAAAAGGAATCTGTCAATGAACTCGATCAAAAAACAATGAATAGCTATCATGCTAAAGCTCAAAAAAGTAAAGACAAAGCCACTAACTCTGCAGTTGCAACTATTATGAGAAAAGGCGATCATTCAAAAGATCTTCAGACTCGTAATAAACGTGTTAAAGGTATGGCACTCGCTAAGAGCAGAACACTTAAAAACATACGTGGAGATAAGTAATGAAATCGTTTAAGTCTTTTTACGAAGCTATGACATTTAAAGTAGATGTTGAAGGTCTACCTGTAATGTATGTAGATGGCAATTCTCCTGGTGAAGTAAAGAATCATCTTCGTAAATTGGTTAAACAACCGTCAATGATTAAATCTGTAAAAAGACAAACGAAACATGATGTCAAAAAGATGTATCGTGATAAAGCTCAGGGTAAAGAAGTTGCTGAAATGACGCAACAGAGTAAGACTCATCCTAATCTTAAGATTGCTGTAGGTAAATCTGCGCAATCAGTAAAGGATACTAAAGCTCGAGCAGACAAAAGAAAAGCAAATAAGCAGGGTACATCTTTAGCAGCTGGTACTTCTGGTGAAGTTGATTATGGAACTGATCAATCAATAAAAATTATGAAAAAGAAAACACCTGGCGAAACTCAAGAAGGCAACGGTCTATGGGCAAATATCCATGCTAAACGTAGGCGTGGTGAAAAAATGCGTAAGAAGGGTGCAAAGGGTGCACCTACTGCAGCAGCTATTAAGAGTGCACAAAAAGAAGAAGTATCTGAAAAAATTACTATTGGTAAGATTCGTAGGGCTGCATATAAGACTGGTAAAGCCTTAGGCGATGTACAAGCTGTAAAGAAGAATAAAGTTGCACGACGTGTTAAGAATCGTATTGTAGGTAAACTCGCAGCTAAAGCATTAAGTGGATTGTTTAAGTAATGGAAAAGTTTAAAACATTTTTAGAAAAAAAATACGGTGATTCAAAGGGGCATTTTATTCCAACATCGAAAGGTGCTGGTATGACACAAAAGGGTGTCGATGCTGTAAATAGAAAAACTGGTGGTAACTTAAAAACTGCAGTTACTGGTAAAGTAAAACGTGGATCTAAAGATGCTAAACGTCGCAAGTCGTTCTGTGCAAGATCTCGTGGTTGGACTGGCGAAAGAGGTAAAGCAGCAAGGCGTAGATGGAAGTGTTAAATGGCGAAAATATCTGAAAATACTGAAGTAGCATTACCGCTACGAAATATGATAAGTTTGATTGCTGCAGCATCGATTGCAACTTGGGCATACTTTGGCATCGTAGAAAGATTAAACAATCTTGAAACATCACAAACTATGATGAAGTCAGACCTTGAACATAATACAGAGTTTCGTATCAAGTGGCCACGTGGTGAGATGGGTAGTTTGCCTGCTGACTCAGAACAATTTATGATGATTGAACACGTTGCAGAAGAGATTGAGAAGTTAACAATTGAGATTGAAAGTGGACAAGCACCATTCGATCAGCAGCAGAAACTGCAGATTGATTTTATGTTAAAACGTATTGAGCAACTTGAAGCTACACACGAAAAGATTCGTAATGACATTATGGATCTAATACATTCAAATAGTAATATGAGAACACCGTCAGCAAATCAAGATCATTCGGGGCACTAAGATGGCAACAGGGACATTTTTTATATTACTCATGTTTTTTGGAGAACCTAGTGGATTGAAAGAATTTACTATACGCGAAAGCTTAGGTGAATGCTTAAAAACAAAACGTACTATTGAACGTAGTTTAAGAGGCGGAATGTCAAGAGACTATAAAGGATCAGTTCGAGTATCTTGTAAAGAATTAGAAGTAGAACATGATATAGACTATAACATTATAAGATTCATAGACGTAGATAAGGTACTAGATTAATGGCAGATACCACAGATCAAAGACTAGATAGAATCGAGGAAAAACTCGACAGGCTAGCTGATGCTATGATCGCATTAGCCCGCGCAGAGGAGAAGCTCGCGTCAATGGCAAAAAATCAAGAGAATAATCATCAGAGAGTAAATAAACTTTCTGCAAAATTAGATGATATTGAAAAAAAAGTAGATGATAATCATAGGACCGTATGTCTTATAAATAAATTAGTATATGCTGCTCTAATAGCGGCTATTGGAGCGTATGTGGCTCAATTCATAAGTTAGGAGAAAGTAATGTTCGGTAAGAACCCATTCAATGAGTATAGGGCCACTCAACTACAGGTCCAAGAAAGAACAAGTGCAGAGTGCCAAGGTATGGTTTGCAAAAAGTGTGGTGACACATATGGCAATCCAACCGAAGGTAGCTGTATGTATGATTCAAAAAATCCAAATGGAAAAAATTGGATGGAAGCTAAAGCTACGAATGAAGCTACGCAATATGTAATTCCTGAAGATATTCCACAACAAGAACGTACTGCATTCCATGGCGCGGCCGCTGCAGCAGCAAAAGCTGGTAAATCTCACTTCAATTTTGCTGGTAAGAAACACCCAGTAACTATGAAGAAAGATACTGCTAATGCAATTGCTGACCAAAAGGAAGGCTATTATAAAGATATGGAAATTAAAAAGCAGGATAAAGAAACAGGTGCGAAGCCTATTCCTACTAAGAAAAGGAAAGAAGCCAAGAATGGCGGAAAAGAAGGTGATATTGAAATGAATCCAAAAATGGATACAGCTAAGAAAGAAGGCGTTTCTAAAATACGCGAATCTTTGATGGCTGTATTATCTGAAAAGGAAGATCGCAAAAAGCATACTCCTAATGAAGATAAAGCCGAAAAGGCCAAAGACAATCGTAAAGGCAAAGGTGCCGAAGATATGATGGCTGATGCTGATGCAGAAATTGCCAAAGGTCCTGATGCACATCTTAATGAGCCAGAGATTGATAAAGAAAACTTTAGAAAAATGACATCAAATGTCAAGACTGCGGCTAAACGTAAAGGAGATAATCCACAGGGTGATACGAAGATTGTTCCAGGCGGAACACAATTCAAAGATCCTACTGCAATGAAAGCTGAGTCATATGATAAAATGTCTGCATTAAAAAATGCATATGCTTCAATGTATGCTGAAAAAGTCGAAGAAGATATTGACGAAAGCTATACGCATGAAGTTGATTACGCTGAAGATGGTAAGCATACTGTAAAAAAGTTCATAGCCCACGCTAAGAAAGCTGGTATCAAAGCAAAGATACACGATCCAAGCGGACCTGGTGGTGGGCACCCAGTTGTGCATTTAGGTCATAAAGACAATGATCATATGCATACATTTTTGAAGAAACATTATGATCCCGACATGGAAAAAGGCGATCTACAACATCATAAGATATAGGAGAATATAATATGGCAATCTCGCCACCAAATTTTCAAAAAGATGCAGTTCCAACACCTAACGGTTGGGTGCACCCTAAAACAAGTGAATTACTTGTATCTAAAAGAATCAGTAAAGATGCTATTGACGAGTTCTACGGCCAAGGCGCTTTTGCTCCAGCCCGAAGAGCTCGTAAAGAAGATAGACCAACAACTTTAACTGAAGCTCCAACATCAGAAGAAGATGTGATTCTTGAGTATGAAATGGAAAGCGATGTAGTTGATCTTGAAGACATGACTAAGCGCGAACTAGAAGCTTTAGGTCGCGAGCATGGTGTAGAGCTTGATCGTAGAGAAAATAAAGAAAGTTTGATTTCACAGGTTCGTACGCTTATCGATTAACATATATAAGCTTGTAATGAAAAATCTTGAAACAAACTTAAATGACAGTAATGTGCAATTATATGCAGCAAAGCATTATTATAATCCAACCTTCTCAGACATAGAGGAGTTTAATGAAGACTTAAAACGATTTAAATATATTAAACGACTTATTAATCGTTATTTAGATCAAGAAAATATGGCTGAAAGATTGCTATTAAACCATATTATAGTAGTCTTTAATGTTTTTGGTATAGAACCTGCTTTAAATATATTAAAGGTAAAGTTAGACGAAAGGCATTGGCCAGTTGTAAAACCATTTTTAGTATTTTTGAATTACATTAGAAATGATCAATTAACTGGTATAAAAATGGATCAATACGTCGTAGAAGTTTTAAGGAAAATATAATGGGATTAGTTAAAAGAGCTGCAGATCTAGCATACACATTCAGATTTATAAGAATGTTAGTTTTAGACTGGAAGGAATGGGATGCCTATAAAGAAGGTATCATTAATGCAGAAGGTAAAAGAAATCGCAATGTCAAAATTGATAGCGATGAAAAAAAATCTGCATACACTCCTTTCATTCGACTGTGCGCTAATGTCAAAAGGTTGGTCAATAATATTCCCGGTGGTAGTAGTAAGCTTGGTAGTTTTGCATCTGCTTTGTACCTTATTAAGGAGCATTATAAATTAACTGATAAACAAATAGAAAGTATTACTAAAAAAATAGGTATTAGTAGTGTTGATCTAGTATTAGAAAATAATGATTGGTTTGTAATAGAGAATAATCAAATTTCTCCAGGAGTTTATAAGTTAAAAGAAAATAAACTATTAAGTAAAAATCTGCATGAAATGGCATGGAGAAAAGATACAATTAGAATACACGATAATTGTTTTCCAATCGGATCTATTTTTGGTATATCAATTTATGAAGCTACACATATAAAAACAAATCAAAAAATTCATATCACTATCAATGAAATAGACAAATAATATGGCCCAATCAAAAGCAAGATTAGTTGCAGGAAACTTTACAACAACTGGCAAACCAGCAGCTCTTGATGCTGAAGTTGTTACTGCATCTGGTGGCGGCGGCGGTGGTGGTGGAGTTGATTCTGCTGGCACATTATCATTGGTTGGTTTTGAAGCAGATGTGTTTAGAGTAAATAATGATAATATCTCTATAAGCCATACAATTGATTCTGCAGACAGAGCAATGTCAGCGGGCCCAATTTCTGTTGACAGCGGTGTTACAATAACTGTAAACGGATATTGGAGTGTAGTATGAGTCAATTAAATATTGATACTATACAGAATAAATCAGGTGGTCCAGTCACGCTGACTCAACAAAATGCGTCGAAAGCATACGTGGTTCAAAATGGAACTGGAACCCCATCTGCATTTGGTTCATTAAATTTGTCTAGTATAACTGACACCGCATCAGGTAAGTATGAACATAACTGGATAAATAATTTTGCTAATGTAAATTATGGTTATGTGGCTAGTGGACATGCATCTGGAACAGCCTGGTTGCACAGCATATATACTGGAGATCCGGATGCATCTAATAGACTTACTGGTTCAACAAATATTCAACATGCAAACACCAGCCAGGTTTTAACTGATGCAGATATTACTAATTATGTAGCCAATGGAGACCTCGCATGACTGGTGTGATTAAAGTTAACGAACTCCAAGGTAGATCTGCTGTAGATAATATTACAGTAACTGATGGTTCTGCGACTATGCAGTTGCAGCGGGGTTTGGCGAAGGCGCTGGCGCAATATTTTGGTCAAACCAATGTATTACAATCAGGATCATTAAATCACTCATCAATTACAGATGATGGAGAGGGATTATATGACCACAACTTTACTAATAATTTTGCAAATACTGTTTATATAGTAATAGGGGAAAGTCAGCGATTTATCACTACATCAACATTACATAATTATGGTGTGCAAGATGGTCCAACATCAGCAGTTCTTAGAACAACAAGTTTTTGTCCGATGGATTCTCATTATGTAAATTCTGGTATTAATAGAACAAACTTTGATTTTGATCTAAATGATTTTACAGCGTTTGGAGACCTCGCATAATGGCTAGTATAATTAAAGTAGAAACACTACAAGATACCGATGGCAATAATGCAGTGGGTATGCAGTATGTCGCGAATGGTGTAGCAAAGTATTTCATTCATTTCGGAATGAATGACTTTGTAATTGATCAGTCATTCAATAGTTCATCAGTTACAGATGAAGGCGTTGGACATGCTAGATTAAATTTTACAAATAATATGTCTGCGCCAAGATATTCGTTTAGTGGATCAACAAATGCTTACACCCTAGATAATACATTTGGT